GAAAATGCATGACTAATTCTGCATTTCAAGAGGCGCGTACCACCAAAATTACCCCATTCTGCGAGTGCGATTCGTGTAGGCGTTTCTCTACACGACGACGAGCCTTGCGCTGATACCGCGCCACGTTGCATGACGCGATCATGGACTGCGCGTCGGGCCGTCAGGGACGCCAAGGATGGTGAGCTACCGATGTAAGCCCCGGCGCTGCGCTACAGGTCTTCCGCGATCATTCCGATCAGAGTGGCGCGCGGTATGGGCGAACCCAGTCGCGCGACCAATCACTCCGCCGAGCTTCTCAACGAGCGCCCAATAGCTGCGCTGTGATCATCTCTTTGGTGATGAAGATCACCAGCGCGGCCACGCATGCCGCAAGCAAGCCGGTCGTGGCATAGGCGGCGATTTCGTGTCTTTTGCTCCGCAAGGGCAAATGGAGAAACGGAATCACCGCACGACCAATCGCCAAGCCCAAGTAGATGCCCAAAAACCACCCTAGAAGGATGCCGGCTGTTGTTGCGGCAACAAAACCAAATTTCTTGCCCACATACTGAAAAGCAACGACGATCAGGAGCCATTCTGCGACCTGAAATACCCACTTGATCCATTGCCTAAGTCCCGCCAAAAAGCGTGTCAGAGGCAGTTGTTCAATCTCAGTCTCCCGTATTTCGGTCATGCCTCCCCCTTCGAATTCCGCATTGCGATCAAGTGCCGTCCTTCCCCAACACCGACGCGGCCGAGGGCCGCCACAGCCCCAACGATCTTAGATCACGACCGTTACATGTCGTGGAGGCGTGCACGTCACGGACAACGGCTCACCCGATGACCCCGGCGCATTATCCCTTGATGCCGTACTTCGAGCGGATCGATGTCTCGATGAATGAGGCGTCGAAAGCTTGAACGCCGGGCGGCTTGTCGTGGTAGCAATGGATCATGAGCTTGGAGCGCGGTTTGAAAATGGGGATTGCGATTGGCCCGGTTCCCCACGTCGTGGCGGTCGCGTGGAAGGAATTTCCATAGCCGTAGCCGTGAACGGTCGTATTGCTGTATCCCGGCATCACAACCGTTGAGTAGGTGCCATCGTCTTGTGCTTGTGAAACCGTGAAGTACCAATAGCCGGCCCCTTCCGTCAGGTCTGCAGCCCGGAGCATCGCGAAGTCACTAGCGCGCTCCGCGCTCGTGAATCCGTTGCCGTTGAAGTTCACGACGAACACATCTGGTGCGAGCTGCGTGTCGCTGTAGCCGCCGGTGAATCCGCGAGACTGGTACATCGTCGCGCAACCCGTAAGGCCCATCGTGGCCAAGGCCAGGACAATGGCTAACCGTTTCATGCGCTTCCCCTTACCAACTCCCCGTCGCTAGCATAGCAACCGCCGCGGCATCGTGCGGAGAATCACAGCCTCAGCAGGAATGCCTAAGCTTTCGGCGGCTCGCTGGTGATCGCGTAGCGGCACGCATCCGCCGCGTGATCCGGCCCGGAACTGTCCACGTCCTCGATACGCTTCGTGTCGCGCGCCAAGTAGGGCACGGTCGCCCACCAATAGGCACACGCACGGCTTACGTACAGACCCGGCTTGTCGGGCTTGCCTGCATCCTGTAGCAGCCGCTTCATCTTTTGCCAGCCCGCGACACGTCCGGCCTTTTGTGCGGGATGGAACCGCACGCGCGCTTGCCGGAACTCGTCGGCGATCGAACCGGATGCGTGACCGCTCTACGCAAAGATCGCATCATCCGCACAGCCTATCGGCTGCATGTGCCAGCGCGTGCACATGGCGCGGATTTCCTCGGCAAGTACCGGCACGGTCCAGCCAAGCCCGGTATTCAAATCCTCGCCACGCACGGTCGCCAGCTCGTCCACCAGCACTAGCGAGCCGCGCGGGAAGTAACAGTTGCCCACGGTATCGCCCGGCGACTTCGCAACGATATACGTCACGCTCGGCGCCGATGATCCGAAGTCGTGCGCAAGGTGCGTTTCCCATCCCTCGGGGATTGCTTGCCAGGGATCTACCGCGTTGCGGTTTTCATCCAGCACGGCCGCGAAGTACGCGCCACGCGCAACGGCCCAATCGCCCTCCGTCCACGCCCGCAGCAATTCGGGATCGTCCGGGCACGAGGATTGCAATTGTTCGGCATACTGCGCGCGATCGATGAACTGGTTGCCGGCGAACGTGGAAGGGCAATAGACCCATTCGCGCTTGCTCTTTTCTTCAAGGAACGGCACCCAGGGCGCCTGCTTGAATACGAACCGCTTCGCCAGCCAGTAATGACCGGGACCGCCAGGATTCGCCGCAATGACCATGCGAACCGGCATGTCTTTCGGGCCGCGCATGTTCGAGCGCAGCAAGTCAAGCAACTGCGATGTCGGGAATTGGCCCGCTTCGTCCACCAGCAATAGGGTAAAACTGCGGCCTTGGTACTTGCTGTAATCGCCCGCGCTTTCGAGCTGGCCCAATTCGACATAGGCGCCGTTCGGGAGCTTCCAGACATGTTCCGCTGCGTTGTAGCGTGCAGGCGTGCCGTAGGCTGCGCCGAACAGTTCGCGCGTCGTCAGTTCAAAGTCGGCTAGGCCGCGATAGGTGCGGCGGATGTACAAGATGCGCGCGCGGTCTTTGTACTACTCGGCATGTCGCAGTGCGAGGAACGCCAGCGCGTAGGACTTGCCGCCGCCACGGCCGCCGCCCAGGAACAGGTCCACTTCCTCCGGCAGCGTCAGCGCCTGTTGTTGGAATGCGTTAAGCGCGATCTACTCGGATGCCATCGTCCTGTTCCTCGTGTTCGTCGTGTGCAATCTGCTTCACAAGCTCGGGATGCGCGGTCGCAATCTGCGCTTTGTACTCGGCAAGCCGGACAGCGCCAGGCAGCGTGATGTTCACCTGCACGTTAGTTTGATCCGGGACGGGCGAGTTGTCGCGAAGATGATGTCGTGCTTTCAACAGGAAAATCTTTGCTACGACGCTGCCGTTTTTCGCATCTTCCCAAAGCATGTCGATCAATTCCTTTTCCTCGACACCAAGCTGGGCCTCGCGCGCTTCGGCTAACTCGGGGTTTTCCTTCAGCCAGCGATAGAACACTTCACGCGATACGCCGAACAGCTTTGTGATGGTCTTGGTGTTGTAGTGCTACGCCGTATAGCGCTCGATGCGTTCCTTCGCATCTTTCGGCGGATTCTTGCGGGGCATGGGCATCAGTTCATCTCCAAAAGGTTGCCGGGTCACGGCGCATGGCAGCGCCGCCCCGGCTGCCGGGGTTATTGTCGGAACCGGACACTCGCCGGCTTGTCCGGATGGATCAGTTGCGCGCCATTGCAATGCGCTGCTTGCGCGCGATCTGTTGTGCGATCTGGTCGGCGCTACGGCGTGAGCTTGTTGGCTGCACTTGGACGTTGATCGTCGTGCGGTTGCCAGCATAGTTTTTGGTGGTGGTGTTGTTCGGCGTCACGTTGCCTGAATCGCGGCCCATCATGAGATAGCTCTTGCCGCCCACGGTAAGCAGTTCGGGGCCATCTTCATTCACGCGGTAGAGATGCCCGGCGTCAACGGGGCCGCCAGATGCACGGCCGCCGCTATTGAACAGTGACCCGATGAAGCTAAACGCTTCGTTGATCCATGAGCCGCCGGACGATCCGCCAGACGATGAACCGCTGCTTCCATAGATGCTATCCACGATGTTGCCGGCCGTGGAGTCTGTGGCCGACTGGCTGTAATTGCCCATCGCGTCCTGCATTGAAATGCCGTTGTCATGCGGCATCAGCATCTTGAACAGGTTTGCGACAGCCTCATTCGCCAGAAAGCGCAGCGCATCCGCATACATCTAGTCGATGAAGCTGCTGAACGCCTTTTTAGCCGATTCCGTGCCCGTGGCGAATTGCGTAAAGGCGTCAGCGAATCCGTTCGTGAAATCATTGACGAACGCTCTGCTCTGCTGAGCCATGTTCGCCTGCTGGTCAATGAAGTTTTTCATAGCGGCCTGCGCGCCGAGCGACCAGTCGGCTTGCGCCTCGTCCATGCGCTTGTAGCCGTCCTCTGTCATGGCAACCTGCTGATCGGTCTGCTCCTTGACGAGCTTCGTTTGCGCGTCATAGATCGTGTTGATCTTCTAGGTATCAGCGCCAGGGCCAGCTTGCGCGAGTGCTTGGCTGCGTTGTTCTTCGATCCGATTCAACTGATCGATGCCGCGTTCCTGGATTTGCTGCAATTGCTGCGCGCGCTGGATTTCCTTATCGCTCATGCCAACGCTTTGCACTTGCAAGTCGATACTGCGCTGCATCGCGGCATTCTGTTGGTCGAGCGTATCCTTGAACCGGCTCATTGCCTGATCGGTCAGGGCCAGCTGTTTTTTCTTCGTCTCGTCCAGCGTGATGCCAAGCTACTTGATCCCCTCTTCGTATTTGTCCGTAGCGGCAGTGACACTTGCCCCCTTGGCAATCGACTTATCAAACTCATCGTCCAAGGCTTTGACGCCCTGCACATACGCCGTAAGCGCGCTATCGCCCGGAACCTCGATTGCCTTTTTTGTCAGCCCCGCGACCATGTTGGAGAGTCCGGCAAGCGGGTCTGTCTTGGACTTGTGCGTGACGCCGCCACTGCTGCCGCCGCGAAACTCCGCGTTCGCACGATTCACGGCATCGCGGATTTGCTGATCGTAGGCCGCGTTGATGCGGTCGCGGATGGAGGGGTCAACGATGCCGATAAGGGCTTCGTATCGTTTCTTGTTGATCGCAGCGGCTTGTTCAACGAATCCCTCGGTGCCCTGCTTGGTACTGGCAAGGGCTTCCGCAAGCGCCTTGTCGTGCGCCTCCTTGCCCTGGTTCGCCAATTCCTGCCCGGCCGCGAACATGGCATCGGAGTCCTGCTGTTTTTGCAGGGCCGCGATCTACGCCTTGGCGTCCGCTACTTCGCGCTGGTAGGTGGGGCTTTGGGCGACGCCATTGGTCGGCGTGACTTGTTCCTGAAGATCCTTGAGGCGCTTTTGCTGGATGGCGAGCAATTCGCCCGTGGATTGCGTTGCCCCCACGCTCGCAATCAAATGCCCGGTTTCAGACAGCAGATTCTTGAACCCCTCCCATGCGCGGATCACCACTCCTGCGTTGTCCACCAGTTTCGCGCGGGCATCATCGGATGCGTCGGCCAAGTCCTTCATGGCCAGCGCGGCGGCGGCGTTCGCGCCTTGCGTCTGTTGCGTGACGACGATCTGATTGTATTGCGCAGTGGTCAGCAGCCCCATTGAACTCGTAAGCTTCACGATGGCTTGGGTGGGGTCGCCCTATAGCGCGATCAATTCCTTGGCGACATCCTCAACAGACTTTCCCGTGATGTACGCCATGTTGACGGCGATAGTCGCCATCGTTTGCATCTGGCTACCCAGCACTTGGCCCGATTGCGCGAGCGCCAGAACGGCCTTGTTGGCGTTACCGTAGTCGTTTGTGGATTCCCCAACAATCGCGGCAATTCCCTGCAATTGCGCTGCGGATGTGCCGGCAAAGTCCCCCGTTGCGGCCAATGCCTTGTTGAAGTTGAGAAGATCATTCTCACGGTCAACAACTTCCTTGCCGAAGATGCCCAGCGCAGCCACGGCCACCGTGATGCCAAGCCCAACGGGGGTGAACATGGCCTTGAACACGCCCGCCTGATTGGCGAATGCCGCGCCTGTACGCCGCAACCTGCCCGGATTGCCCGCGAGCACTTCGGACAGACCCGTAGCAATCTCCGACGTAGCGCGACTATTCAGCAGTTGTTTGTTGGCCGCGACTTGCGCCTCTGTGGTCGCAATGTCTTTAATCTTGGCTTCATCCAACGCCTTGATCGCTGCGATAGCCGCTCCCTTTTGGATGACGCCTGCGGCCTCGGCTTGGTTCAAGAGCGTTTCGGCCTTGGCAATCTCGTCGGTAGTGATTTTCTTTTGCGCGAGGATGGCGAAACCCTGTTGAGCTGCGGCCCGTCCTGCATCCTCGGCGCGCAACGTTGCGGTGGTGGCCGCCATTTGGGCATTCTGTGCCGCTACAAGGTTTTTGCTTGCGGCCACCTGCGCGGCATTGGCCTCAGCCGTCTAGGTCGCTGCGACCCGCTAGGCCGCAGCCTGTGCCTGCACCGCGTCCTGCGCTGCAAGCGATGCCTGGATCATGTCGCGGATTCGTGCAGACGCCTAGGCTTCGGTTTCGGCGTACTTTCCGGCCGCCTGTTCGGCGAGCGAGATGCCAGCCGCTGCGTCCGTGTGCGCCGCCGCGGACGCCTGCGACGCACCGCCAAGTGACTTGGTAGCACCCTCGGCTTTTGCCGCTGCAGCGGTCAGCGCGTCAAGCTACGCCGTGGCCTTCGGTACGCTGGTCGAATCGACCGCGACTACCAAAGTAGATGTCTCTTGAGCCATGTCATTCCTCCAAATTC